TCGGGGGAGGGCGAAGGGGAGGGCTTTATAAAAATCGCGGCCGGCGAGCCTAGAGTTTGATCTTGGCGAGTTCGGCCGCGATGCTTATCCGGAGCGCTGCGATCTCGCTCGTGATGTGAGCCTTCACCGAAGCGGACTCGGCGAGGACGTACTTCCCAAAGATTGAGCCGACGATGATCCCGCCGACGCTTCCGATCACAATTCCTAGGAACATTTATTTTCCCTCCGACTAGATTTGAACGTCTCCGCCGACGGCCGCGACCGGAGTCTCGGCGAGCAGCGCTTTAGAAAGTTCGCCAACGTACGCGGAGAAGCGGTCCCATCCGGTGAGACCTCCGTTTACGCGCCGGCGAACCGATTCCCAGTTGCCAGCATCGGCGAGCCTGGGGATATTTTTCGCGCGAAAGAAGAGCGCGAGGATCTGGGCGCCGATCGCTGGATCGAGCGCGAGGTCGGGATTCGAGAGGAGATCGACGCCGATCCCGCGACCGTACTCGGAATAGTTGCCTCGGCCTGTGATCTGAATGTATCCGCGGCCGAAGAACTTCGCGCCGTCTCCCGGTTGCGTGTTCCCCAGGTCCGCGCGGCCTTCATAATTTTTGGTGAAGTAAGCGGGACCTCCGCGCTCTCGGATCGGCGAGAACCTTCCGGTCTCGACGGCGACAGTCGCGATCGCGGCGATCCTTGTCGCGAGCGAGGGGATCTCGTTGCGCTCGAGCGCGCTCTCGATGAGCGGCCAATTCGCGCGAACGTTTTCGATTGGACCGAAGGGACCCAGGACCGCGGCGATCGTTTCGGGATTGATCGGTTCCATCATTTCGCGAGGAGATACTTCCCGAGCTCGATCGCGCCGGCGACGAGTGCACCCGCTCCCGCGGCGATATACATCGCCTTCGCCTCGACGCGCATCACGCGCCTCTCGATCGTGTCTTTGAACGCAGCGAGCGTCCTCACGTTCCCGCCTATGCGATTGAGGTCGGTCGTGATCTTGCCGGCGACTTCCTTCGACGCTCCGGCCTTCTCGATCTGCTCGTCGCTCTTTTTTTCGATCCGCCGCAAGGTCTCGAGGATATAGAGCCGCTCCTCGCGATACTCGCGCGACGTTCCGACGATCTCGATGTCGCCCGTCACCATATCCCTCGAGGATCAGCGATCGAGCGGATCCGCGTCAGGTTCCCGAAGACACGCGACCTCCGCGTTAGACCGCGGTCATATTGAGTTTGTTCCAGGTCGCCGAGCCCGCCGCTCCGCCGACGGAGCAAAAATAAACGACGCCGCCGAAAGACATGAGTTGCCCTGTCACGCCCGCCGTCGCCGCGCTCGTCGGAGCTCCCGACGCTGGATTGAGAATTAGATTCGTGAGCGTGACGGTCCCGGATTTGTTCCCGACGGTCCCGTTGCCGATCGCGATTGTTCCCGCGGCAGTGCGGGAGATCCCTGTATCGTTTGCTCCTCCTCCCGTTGTCGTGCTCGAGAAGGCGACCTCTGCCGCGGACCCGAGCGCGACGACTCCGGCGCCGGAGCCGGCGCCAGATTGAATCTTGATGCTGTAGACTCCGCCGTCCCAAAACGCAGCAAACGCGGAAGCGCCATAAGCATAAAAGCCAGAAGCGAAGATGCTCGCGACGACATTCGCTCCAGTTCCGCCGATTGTCTGACATCGCAGAACGCCGCTCACATCGCCGGCCGCCCCGTTGCCAATCGCAAGCGTCGACGCCGCAAGGCGGGAAAGGCCTGTGTCCGTGGAAAATTCCAGGACCGCCGCACTCGGAAGTTGTAGCGCGGCAAGTCCTGACGAGCCGCTGTGTGCGAGCGCAAGAGTGCTCGCGCCATTGGTTCCGTTCGCGAGTACGACCTGAAACGTCCAAAAGTCGGTCCCGCTCGCCGAGCCGGTCCAATACCTGCCGGACATCTTGGAAAGAGGGGATGACTGCGAGACGGTCGAGGTCGCTGCTGTCGGGTTGTCGAGAGTCTCGCTTCCGGTGGTAGTCGGGTTCGCTAGAGGAGAGAGCAAGGCCTCGGCCGCGAGAGCGCGCGCTTTTTCGATCGCGTCCGCGGTGTCGGCGTATGCGGTCGTCGCGATTACCGTCGAGCTTGTGAGAGCCGCGGCCGTCGGCGCCGTCGGCGTCCCCGTAAGACCTGGAGAGGCGAGAGGAGCTTTCGCGGCGAGATCGGTCGTGAGATTTGTGATGTCGCTCTCCGCGAGAACGATCGTCCCGGTCCTCCCCGCGACGCTCGTCACGAGCTCGTAATTGTCGATCTTGTCCCAGACCGTCCCGTCGAAGATGATGAGATCCCCGATGTGCCAATTTGTGTTTGTATCGATGACCGTCGATCCGGCGACCGAGACTTTGTAGAAAAATCCTTTCGTTCCAACTCCTCCGACGAGCACGGGACTGTTCGCGCTCGCATCCCACGTTCCCTGATACTGGAGCGCGCCGGCGACGCCCGCGGGGATCTGGGAGAGCGGGAGATGTCCAGTTCCATCGAGCGACGCGTATCCGCTCGCCGCGCCTTTGTTCGCCGTCTTCTCCGTCGCGGCGAGATCTGAGACGAGTGAGGCGACATCGCTCTCCGCCAGGACGATCGTTCCCGTTCGGCCGGCCACGCTCATGACCAACGATTGAGCCGCGGGAACTTTCCCGGTGCCGTCGAGCCCTGCATATCCGCTCGCGACTCCCTTGTTCGCGAGCTGCTCGGAGAGAGCCTCGGCCGTTTCCGCTCTCGTCGTCTCGGTTGTGATCGCGGTCGCGTTCGTCGCATCTCCAGCGACTCGAGATGAGGTCTCCGCGGTGAGCGCGCTCGAGGTCGCTTTCGCGGCGAGATCGGAGACGAGCGAAGTGATGTCGCTCTCCGCGAGAACGATCGCTCCCGTTCGGCCGGCTACAGTCGTGACCGCTTCATAGTTGTCGACCTTGTCCCAGACCGTCCCGTCGAAGATGATGAGATCCCCGATGTGCCAATTTGTGTTTGTATCGATGACCGTCGATCCCGCCACCGAGACTTTGTAAAAGTAGCCCGCCGATCCGACGCCGCTCGCAAGTGCCGGCGAGTTCGCGTTGGCGTCCCAGGTCCCTTGATACTGGAGCGCGCCGGTCAATCCTGCCGGGATCTCTGAGAGCGGAACGTGCCCGGTCGAGTCGAGTCCCGCGTATCCGTTCGGGATCCCTTTGTTCGCGAGCTTCTCGCAAACGGCCGCGACATAGCTCACGAGGATCGAGCGGAGCTGCGTCCACACTCCCGCGATGAGCGCGAAAAAAGTTACGTCGGCGACGGAGTACACGAACATTCCGTCGGTCCCTGGGTAGAACTCCCACTCGCCCGATGGAGCGGCCGGATTGTCGGTCGACCAGACCGCGATCGCGTTGTTGTGTCCGGTCCACGCGCCGGATCCTGGAGCGAGTACGACGTAAGCGTCGCCGTTCGCCGGCGAGCCTGGAGGAGCGGAGGTCGCCATGTTCTTGACCGAGCAACAGACGAGCGCGTCGATCCCGCGGAGGAAGGTTCGAAACTGAGCATCGAAATTGTCTCCGGTGAGAGCGTCAATCATTAGTCCGCGGCGAGGTCCGGTTGTAACACTCATTGCTGTATTCCTCCGAAGTAGTTTCCAAAGTCGAGCCCGAAGCCTGTCATCTCGAAGGTCACGACCTGGGGTTCAAACGAATCGAGCCCGTTCGCATTCGAGAAGATCTCGAGCGTGACGGGTCCGACTCCGCCGTCTGAGATTCGATCAGCGACCGCATAAACGAAAGGCGAGGTCGCCGGGTTCACCGTCCGGATCGTCGCTCCCCCGATCACGACCAGGACCTTAAAAGTTTGTCCCGCCTCGCCCGCGATGTCGGATTGATCCTGTCGGATCATGAGAGCCGCGGCCGCTTGTGTGAGCCGGTTCCTCGAGCTCCAGGAGATCGTGACCGAGCCGAGCGTCGCCTTATATCGCGTCCCATAGGGCTCGCCCTGCTCGCAAACGTTCCCGGGGGGATAAGGTCGCAAGACTCGCGAGCGCGTCGTGACCGAGACGTAGCTCGCCGAGCTGAGAGGGAAAGTCCCGACGGAGTTCTCCGGGAGGAGCTTCGCCTGGACGGTCTGATCGGATCCATACGGGGATTGTTGAGTGAGCCCCGCTCCCTCTGTGACGAAATAGACGAGAGCTCCCGAAGCATGGTCGGCCGGAACGGTGTCCATAACTCCGCGGAGGACGCCGGCGATCGAGATCGTCCCGTTTGAGTTGAGCGTCGAGGTCTCCCAGGAGACGAGCTCCTCATCGATGAGCGCGAGATTTGTTCCGAGGACGACTCCGCCGGCGTCGGTATTCTCGAGGACGTTGAGATCGATCCCGTTCCCCTGGAGAACGAATCCGGTCGGGTCGAGTGCGACGGTCCCCGCGGGATAGATGCCGAGCAGCATCCCGACCGGCGTGAAGCTCGTTACGTCGTTCGTCTCGGTGTCGCTTCCGCTGACAGGTTGATACACGAGATAATCCCGATCCGCCTCGGCGTGCGCGGCGAGCGTCATCGCATAGATCGCGGTCGTAGGCGCGAGCTCGAGCGGGACTTCCTCGAGTCGCCGGAAGGGAGGAGCGCTCGGAGCTCCGAGCGGATTGATCCATCCGGACGGCGGAGGGGGATCATAGACCGTGTAATTGAGCCCGAAGATGTCCTCGACCGCATCGATCGTGATCTTGCCGGCCGCGACCTCGCCATAGCCGATGTTGGCGATCCGGAAGACTTCTCCGACGATCCCGAGCGGGACCCAGGTAAGCGCGAAGACGCCACCCATCCGATACGACCAGGCTGCCCGATTGACGGTGAGCGTGACCTTCGCGATCGGATACGTGAAGCCTTTGAGACATCGCGCGGCGACGAGCGCGGCCGAGCTCCCGTTCGAGAGCCCGTTGAAAGTGAGATCCTCGGTGCGAACCTCCGCGGTGACCGCGATATTTCCGTTGTCCTCGGCCTTCACGGTTCGGACGTTAAAGTCCTGTCCGCGATCGATGTAAGAGAGCGTGACCTGATTCGAGGTCTCGAGCCAGGAAGGTCGCGAGAACTGAATCTTCTCGATGTCGTCCACGTCGATTACCGGGAGCGTCGTCGGATCGTAATCGGCGCGCGCGAGCTTGAGCGTCCAGAGTCCCGTCGCCATATCGATATACACGACGCCGTCCAGGTGGCGGAGAATCTCCCCGATGAGCTGATCGGCCGTTTGCTGCGAATCGAAGAGCATCGAGATCCCGAGCCCTTCGGTCGCGAGGATCGTCGCAGCATAGGAGAACGACGTCGCGTCGATCCGAGCTGGAAGGATCCCGAGCCCGTATCGATCGTTGGTCAAGATGTCATAGATCGCGAAGGCGCCGTTCGCGTCCCCGTTGAGGTTTGCGATCGCCGATCCCATTGCGAGCGGATCCGGACATCGGCGAACGATAAAGGCCATCGGCCGCGGGGAGCTCGAGATCCCGAGGTAAAAGTTGACGAGAACGGCGTAACAGATTCCGCGATAGTTCGGCGACTGCCGCGCGGTGAGCGTTCCGATCGTCCACTGATCTCCAGGAGCGAACGCGATCGAGCCGGTCTGGATCGTGAAGTTGATGATCGACGAGCCGAACGCATAATTCGAGTACGCGACGTTCTGCCCGTTTGAGTCCGAGATGCGGCCGGAGACCGATCCCTCGACGATGAACTCTTGCGCGAGGTAGTACGCTTTTGTGTTGTCGCTGGTGAAGGTCGAGCCGGTCGCCGTGATCGTGATCGTCTCGCTCACGGAGGAATCCCCAGGAGAAACGAACGAGAGCCCGCCGTTGCCGACTCCTGTAAACGCCGGCTGGGTTCCCCCTTCCTGGAAAGCGGTCGCGGTTTGTTTCAGCGAGAGATACGGGTCCCCGTTTTGAACTTGCGATCCGCGATAGAGATTTATAAAGCCGCGGAGCCCGCCCTGTCCGTTCGGCGTCCCTCCAAAAAAATTGTTCTGATCGACAAAGACCGTCCGCGGATCTCCTGAGAAAGTGTCCGAGGCGAAGGGGATCTGTTTCGCGTCGCACTCGATCGAGACGAAGTCGTCGATCTCTCCCTGACATAAAACGTACTGCACGCCGAGGAGATATTTATAACCGACCGTCGACTTCGAGAAGAGCCCGGAGCTCTCTTTGATTGCGATCGTCGAGAGATCGCCCCACCAGACGGTGTTGCCTCCGCCGATCTTCACGGTCCCGAACGCGACCGGGATCGCGCGTCCCTCGGTCGCCGTGGGGAATTGGAAGTCGCCGAGCGAGGACGCGAGGTTTGTATTGTGCGGCCGCAAGAGCATCGTGATGACTGTCGTTGCGATCAGGACCGCGAGCATTATCAGGATGAACATTTAGGCGAGACTCGTCGTCCCATCGAAGGGATTGATTAGCGGGACAAGATCGAACCCCGCGAAATTTTGCACGTTGTTGTAGCCGGAGCACGCGGGATAGGTGTGCGCGCATCCGGCGACGGCCGAGCAGCTCGCGCCGACCTCGAGCCCCGCGATCGGCGACATGAGAACGATCGTCCCGCCGGTCTGATTGAGGATCGCGCGATAGGAGTTCCCCGCGATGAAATAGCCGGCCTGGAGTGAGTTCGGGAGACCGTTGAACGCCGGGACCGTGATCACGGTTCCGGTCGAGTCGATCGCGCTCACGACGCCGGCGGTCGTGACGGTCGCGAGATCGATCCCGCATCCCGGATCCCCGAAGATGTGGTTACACAGGCCTTGATAGAGCTGCTTGGGGACCTTTCGGTTGAGGATGTACTTATCCGATCGGCACGTGAGCTCGCACTCATCGACGAAAACTCCCGAAGCGACGGATCCGCTATAGAAGGCGACGACCTCGGAGTCGGTGTAATGCCCTGCAAAGATCGTGAGCTGGACCGGCGACGGAGGAAGACCAGGGAGGAAGAGGAGCGCGAGGGGATGCGCGCTCGGGAGATAGACCTTGATTTCGCCGGAGTCGACGTCGGCGTTCTCCGCCATCTCGTCGCGCCGGATCGTCGTCGAAACATAAGAGTCGCCGAGATACGTGATGTTCACATCGGCCGAGGTGAGGAAGAAACTCTGTCCGGCCGTGACGAAGCGATAGATCTCCCAGGGAGTGCCGGACGCCTGGGACTTCTCCACAGAATCAAAGCTCATGGAACCTCCGTCGGTACTTCCTGAAAAGTTAATTTCGCTTGTGCGAGATCAGTCGAGAACCACTCGATCTCGCTGTCATCGCTCGCGAGCCGCGCGAGCGTGAGGAAGGAGATCTGAGTCGCGGCCGCGGTGAAAATCTTCCCGGTCGGAGCTGCGAGCGTGAGCGATTCGGTCCCGTCGCCATTGTCGGCCGACGCCGTTATTTTCGAGAACACGAGCCCGCTCCCATCGATCGGGATAAATGCGAGGTACTGTCGCGCCTTCGAAGGGAAAAAGAATCGCGTGTAAAACTCCGACGCGATCAGGATCCCGCCATCGGCCGCGGCGACATCGCGCGCGAGGACCAGGTCCTGATCCCAGGTCGGAACCCAGAAGGGCGAGAGCTGCCCGAACTGACCGAGGAGAAACGCGCGGAGCTGCGTGACGGCCGCGTGGTTCTCGAGATACCAGGGGAACTCCTGACCGGCGATCGAGGTCGCTCCCTTCGGGATCATCGTGATCGGCCCGATCTTCGGATCGAGGATCGCGAGAGAGCGATCGTATGTCCGCGTGAGATCCGACGCCCAATTCGGCATTACCTGGAAAACGGGGAAGCCTTCGAAGGTCGGGAGCGTGATCGCCGGCGTCGGCGCCGGTTGCTGTGCTTCGCCGGTGAACTCGAGATCGATCCCGTCGGCCGCGCTCCAGAGCCGATCGACCTTCACCGAGGTTCCGAGCCGCGCGAGAAACGCCGGCATCACCAGAATTGAGGGACCAGCCAGCCAGGAGAATTGTGTCGCCGAGGTTGTCGTTACATGATCGCTCTCGACGGTCGCGATCGTGAGCGCTTCGAAGGTGTACTCGTCTGCCCAAATGACGACGACGCCTCCGACCGCGAATTGCCGGTCGGTCGTATCGCACGCGATCGAGTAGGATCCCGCCGGCGTGTCGAGCGCGAGTCCGGTCGCATCTTGCCACCAGGGGACCGCGTACGGTTGATTCATCCATCCGAACACGAGAGCTTCCATCCCGGCCGCGTTGCGCGCGTCAAGAGCGAGCGCGCGATATTTCATCCCGCGGCGAGGGAGTTGTCGAAGTCCGCGGCGTTGTTCGTTGTCGCTGTAGGCCTTGAAAACGTCGGTGAGGAAAGAGATCGACTCGCGGATCCCCGCGCTCCAGTCGGGAGCGACGGAGAAAACCGTGATGCGCGATCCGGTCACTTCCATGTCGGCGCCGGCGATCCCAGGGAAAACGAAGACGGCGTCCTGGGCGATCGTCGGAGGTCCGGAGCTCGGGACGGTCGCCTGATAGATGCGGGAGTCGAGAGCTCCGAAGACGAGCGGTTCCCCGAACGAATCCGCGATCGTGAGCCCGCCAGTTCCGGAGACCGTGATCGCTGTAAGGATCTGATCCGAGTTCCGAAACGTACTCCAGACTTCGACGGAGAACTGCGTCGCGGTGAGGACGAACCCGAGAGCCTTCACGCGCGGGAGGACGAGCACGCGCTCGAAGAGCTCTCCCCCGAAGAGCTCTTGAACGACGCCGGTGAGAGCGCGATGAGCGAACGAGAGCGTCGGTTGAGTTCCCCGCGCGAGCCCGTGAGCGGCCGAGGGAAACGAGATCGGCCACGTCGTGAGCTCCGCGGTCGCGGCCGTGATGTCGCTCGAGCGGCCGTTCGGCGTCGCCAGGAGCGCGGCGTTCGTAAAATCGATTCCGGGGAAGTCGGCCATTAGACAACCTGGAGGACTGCGAAGTTCGGAAACATCATGTAAGAAGCGGAGCCGATCTCATACACGGCGCCGGAGACGAATCCGTTCCCGACGCCGTTCGAGGAAAAAATCGTCGGAAGCGAACCGATCAGGGAGAACCCGCCGGCGTCGGCCGTCGATCCGTCGCGGCCGACCCACCAGAGAACCGGGAGCAAGTTCACGCGACCATCGAGGACCGAGGTTTGCATCCACTGGAAGGGTTGAGGATTCGAGCCCGCGGAATAGGGTCCGGTCGCATATCGAGCGATCGAGGTCGGGGGAGGTTGCGCGAACCCGGCGACCGAGCTCGAGCCGTTCCTCCCCGTATATCCGCTGTTCGGGTCGAGGGTGTCGCCGATCGGGATCCACTTCCCGACAAACGAGTCGGAATCACAGCGAACCAGAGCGGCCGCTCCTCCCTGCGGATCGGCGTCGTGAGCTCCGGGACAATATGCCGTCGCGTTATAGCCGGCCTGATTAGGACTCGGGGATTGATTCGCGCCATACTCGCCGCTCGAGGACGCGAGGAAGTACGGTCCCCCTGTCCAGCTCCCGCACTTCTTGAGCGACGTTCCGAAGGCGAGATACTCGAAGAGCCCGGGAGTCTTCTCGAGCACGCACACGAAATTGTTGTTCGACGCGTCGGTGAAAAAGTAGTAAGCGGAGAAGGGACCCGCGGAAAGATTCATCCCGACGCCGACCGCGTTCGACGTTCCATTCGCGAAGGGAGGGTTCGTTGGCTGCAAGTTCCACAGCACCCCACCGTTGAATCCGTCGGAGAGGTAGAGGAAGAGCGCGTATCCGGTGTAAGCCTGATTAGTAAAAGCGGCCGCTCCGACGGTCGCGCCGAGATGCGCGTACACAGCTCCATTGTGAAGATGCGACTCCCATCCGAACGCGCTCGCCGCGTTTTTGTCGGAGGTCCAGCCGTTCGCCGCGAGAAACGTGTTCATCTGCTGGAGAAGGTCGACCGGACCCGCCGGCGTTCCCGTCTGGTATGCCATGAGCTCTCACCCCTCTATCAAGAAAGTTTGACCGCGAAGTAATCGATCTTCGTCGTCCGCTCCACGTTCTGAACGACAAGCCAGGAGATGCCACCGATCGTGATCGTGTTCCCGGCCGCTTGCGCGAATCCGGTCGTCGCGCCGACGCCGTCGAGCTCCCCGTAAACATTCGGGATCGCGGACTCATGGAGCACGATCGGGAGGACGCTGTATCCGCCGTCCAGGTTCGGTCGCCAGTCCTGCATGCCACCCGCGAGCGCGTCCTCGTAAGGCCAGATTCGGCCGAGGACCGTATCGGTTGGGCTCGAATCGAATCCGCGCCACACGCCGGTCGAGAGCCGGAGTCGGAGCTGACATCCGGAGTCGACTTGTCGCGTCGGGAGCCCGATCGAAAAATTCCGGAGCTCGTTTCCCGAGTAGGACCATCGCCAATTATTCGAACCGACCGCGGGCTCGTTCGAGAGGAATCCGCCGTCCCAGGCCATCGAGCCGGAGACGATGAGGGGATAAGGGAAGGACCCAGGCGAGCAATAGCAGTTCATGAAACCGAGATACGCGACGACGAACACGGTCGAGATCTGAGCGACGATGATCACGCGCCGGCCGTTCGCCACAAACCAGAACGGGATCGAGGAGTCCCATAGATTGAGAACCGGCGAGGGGATGCTTTGAGCCGGCCCGCCGAGATAGTTCGGTTGATTCTCGAAGGTGAGCGAGGGATCGAACGCGGTGAATCCGCCGAGTCTCCAGTTGTAATAATCGCCGCTCGAGTTGGAGAAGACCTCGGCGCCGACGATGATCTGATCGAGGTTCCCGTTCCCGGGAGCTTGCCAAATCATCTGGACGCCCGCGGTCCTCCGCTTCGATGTCCAGGGAGGAGTCGTCGAGATCGTGAAAGCGTCGGCCGCGACAAAAGCGGTTCCGCCGGCCGTGATCGTGAAATTTATTTTCGTCGAGGCGAACGCCGTCCCGACGGTCCCGCTCCCGATCGAGCCGCTCGAGGATCCAGCAACCGCGAAGTGCGTCGCATCCGAGAACGTAATCGTGACGACCTCGGCGACCGACGCGGATCCACCGATCAGTCCAGCGATTGTCCCGTTTCCGGTACCGGCGAACGCCGGCGCGAGCGTCATCCCCTGGGAGGTAAGAAACGTGTCGAGCTGATTGAGCAGGTCGGCGTAATCGGTCGCGGTTCCTATTTGAAAGCTCATGTCATTGACCTCGAGAGAGTGCTTTGGAAACCGCCTTCGGGTTGTTCCCGACGTGAGTGAGGACGACTTTCCCCGCTTTCTTCGTCGAGAGATGTTTGAGGATCAGTCCCTCGGAGAGATCGAGACCGATGTTTACGTCGACGCCGTCGGAGCGCGTGCCGGTTTGCACGAGCCCGCCCTCGGCGAACCTGGGGATCGAACCTCCGCGGATCCCAGGGATGTGCAGACCGCGGTTTATCATCGAGAGCGCATCGACCCCGAGCGCTCTGACCGCGGCCGCGCGAACGACGAACTCTCCGCTCGAGAGTCGCGCCGAGATCGAGTCGCTCGTCCCGGAACCAGGACCGACGACAAGGCCTCCGCCGGCCATCCCCGCACCCCCTCCGGCCGAGTTCGCGATAATCAGCGTATCCGCGGCCATCTGGAGAGCGGCCGCGCTCACGCCGAGAGGGATCGCGGCCGCGCCGATCGCCGTCCCGCCTGTCGTCAAAGATGTTCCCGCGACGATGAGCGGAGCTGCTTGAGCCGTTCCTTTCGCGGCCGCGGTCGCGACTCCAGTCGAAGCGCTTTGGTCCTGTCCGGTGATTGCCGCGACGAGCTTTTGCGTGAGGATCTGGACCAGGAGCGAGGCGACGATCTTCTGGATCGAGCCGACGGCCGATTGCGCGAGCTGCCGGAACGCATCCCCGACGCCTTTCGCCTTATCGATCGTCGAGCCGAGGAAGGTCGTCAGGTCGCCTTTGATTGCCGAGACCGATTGATCCTCGAAGGACTCGAAGTCCGCGTCGGTTTTCTTCGCCGCAAGTCCGAGCTTGTCGATCTCTCTCGTGTAATCGTCGGCCGCTTTGATCTGATCGGGACCAACCGCGGCCGCTCTCATCGCCGCGGCCATTGCCTCGAGGACCGGGATCCGCGAGCGCTCGAGCTCGGCGATCTTCGCCTCGGCGACGACCGCGATGTTCTTGAGCCGGATGTCCTCCTCCTCCGAGGAGAGAGCCGCGGTCGCGTCCTGCCCGCCTTGTTTCATTCCGGCGAAGCTCGCCTGTTGAGTCGCGGCCGCTTTGAACTTCGCGACCATCGCGTCGACCTCGTCCGGAGCGATCCCCGCTTTCTTGAGCTCCGCGGCCATCTCGAGCGCTTCCTTCGCGATCCGCTCGGACGCCTCGTCGAAGCGTTTCCCTTGAGCCTGGGCGATCTTCGATTGCCAGTCGAGAACCTTCTGGTTTTCCTCTTCCTGTTTTTTCGCTCCCTCGTTCTGGAGCTGCTGTTGCTCTTTCTCCGAGTTCACTTTTAAGACCGCGATTTTGCTCGCGAGATCCGCGGCCTTCGTCGCTTGCTCGATCGCTCCCGCTTTGTCCTTCGTCGGAGCTGCTTGGACGCGATCGCGCTCGGCCGCGAGTGCGTCGATCTCTTTCTGGGACGCGGAGAGAGCGAGCTCGCGCTTCCGGTCGTAATACGACGCGGTCGACTCGAGTCCTTTCACATAGTTCTCTTCGTTGTCCTGATCCGCTTTCGCGTGCTGTGCTTTGTAGAGCGCGAGATCGTTCCCGAATCCCGCCTCGATCTGGGCGAGCCGCGCTCGGTTCTCCTGATCTCTTTCCGTCTTCGCTTTCTCGGCCGCTTCCTTCGCGTCCGCGGCCTGGGTGACCATCGCGTTTTGCTCCATGTTTCGTTGCTGGAGCTGGAGAGTCTGGAGCTGACCCAGAGCGTTGCCGAGAGCGGCCTGATCGGTGTCGCCGAACGTCGTCGGATCGCCGGCCGCGTTCGGAAGTCCCAGGCGAGCCGCTCCCCGCTGATTCGAGAGCGCGTTGATCTTCGCGTTGACCTTGTCGATCTCCTCGCCCTTCGCGCGGATCAAAGCGATCTCCCGCTCGATCCCTTTGAGCCCGATCAGCGAGGATTCCTCGTTGAGCTTCTTGTTCTCCTCCGCGCGCTTCACGAAGTCCGCGTTGACGGCGACCTGGATCGCGTAAGCCGCTTTCATCGCGTCGGTGTAGATGAACGCGTTCGCGATGAGGTTCGAGAACTTCTCCGCCGCGTTCGCGATCACTTCCCCGAACCCGATTGCCGCGGCGATCGGGAAAGCCGCGTTTAAGAGGGGACCGAGCGTCGACGATCGCGCGATGATTCCGGTCAGTCCTCGACTGAGGTGGACTCCGGTTTCCTCGGACAGAAGTTTCGCGCCTTCTCGAGCTTCGCGCATCGAGTGACCGGCGCCTTCCTCTGCGGATCCGAGCTGTCGAGCCGAGCTCGCGGCGTCGTCCTGGGTTCGCTTGAGCTGTTGGAGCTGGACGCCGAGCTCGCGGATCGCCGCGGAGACGCCGGTGTCCTCGCCCGTAATTTTTACTTTGATCTCTGGAGCTGGAGCGCTTCCCATATTTTTATCCGCCGATCACGATCTTCGGAGCTCCGAGAATCGATGGAGGATCCGGTTTCCTGACCTTCGATCCGCCGGCCGCGAACATCGCCCACACGAGAAGGTCGGTCTCGTACGCTCTCCGAGCTGAGTCTTTCAGTCGCTCCACGTACGCGATGAAGAGCTCTCGAAGCGGCCACTCCATTACAGCGTCGAAGCGCGCGGGGTCGTTCTCCGCGAGCTCCCGGATTATCGAGGAGAACTCCCCGAGGTCGCGGGATCCGCGCTCTTTGTGGCGAGGACCGCGTCGCTCGGACTCGAAGATTTCGGGGAACTCGGCGAGGATGTCCCCGCGCGTTGAAAAAAAGTGATCACGAGCTCCGAGAGGATCGCGGCCATCGTTTGAATGTCCTCGAGGTCGGTGATCTGATCGAAGCGCGCGGCGTTGCGATCCGCCTCGGCGCGCGTCCAGGTTTTGCCGACCTCGGTGAGCAGTCCCGCGAGGATGAACGATTTCCGGCCGGTGAGGAAGATGCGCGTGAGGTAATCGTTCGCGGGTTGCGAGATCGAGTCGGCGTCTCTTTTTTTGGGGTCGAGCCCTGCGAGGACTTCGAGCGCGCCGGCCGCGCGGAGGTTTCCGATCGTGTAGTCGTTTTGAGCTGCCGTGA